TAGTGCTTATTTAGAAAAAACTTTTTCTGGTGCTGGAAACAAAAAAACATTTACAATATCACTCTGGCTTAAAAGATGTACTTTAGGAGCAAGACAAGATATTTGGTCTTTTAATCAAGATGTTCCTGTAACTTTTATGTCAGATAATACATTACGAGTTTTTTTATTTGGTGCTACTGCACTACAAACAAATAGAACTTTTGAGGATACAAGTAAATGGTATCATGTCTTGTTGCGAGTTGATTCTACACAATCAACAGCAGATGATAGAGTAAGACTTTATGTAGATGGCGACCAAATAACAAGTTTTGGTACAAGAAATAATCCATCACAAGATGCTGATGCTAGTATTTGGACAAGTGGCACAGATATACGATTATTTAGATTAGTTGGAGGTACTAATTATTATGATGGGTATGCTGCCGAAATAAATTATGCTGATGGTCAGAGTTATGGTCCTGACACATTTGGCGTCACCGACTCAAGCACAGGGCGTTGGATCCCAAAAACATTAACAGGTATTACATATGGAACCAATGGTTTCAGATTAGAATTTGGAACATCAAGTGCTCTTGGTGACGACACCAGTGGTAATACAAATGATTTCAGTGTTTCAAACCTTGTAGCTGGAGACCAACGTAATGACACACCTACAAATAATCTACCCACATTTAGACCATATAATCCTAGTTATTCTCAAGTATTATATGAAGGTAATTTAACACATTACACTAATGGAACAAATAAAGGGTATCCGATGGTTCCAACTTTACGACCTAAAGGTTCTGGAAAATATTATGCTGAATGTAGAGTTAGTGGTGATGGAGGTGGTAATACTGTTGATCTTGGAGTATTTCTTCAAGAAGATATGCACAATTATTCAAGTGGTAATTATTATCCAGGAAATAATAATGGTAGTGGTTGGAACTCTGTTACAAGTTATGCAGATAGAGGGTTTTATCAACAAGTAAATGGTACTAATACATTTGTTAAATTTATTAGTGAAACTATTGCAGGAGGTGATGTTATAGGCATGGCTTTAGATATAGATAATGGTTTACTTTCATATTATAATAACTCTGGAAGTTTAGTTGGAAGTGTACCTTTTGACAATAACAAAACACCTTTGTTTGCAGCTACATCAAATACATCTATTACTTTTATTTGGAACTTTGGCGATAATGGAACTTTTGCTGGTAACGAAACAGCTGGTGGTAATGCAGATGCAGATGGTAATGGAAACTTTTATCATAGTGTTCCAAGTGGTTTTAAAATGCTAAGCCAAGATAGTATGTCAACCACAGATAAAGGTATAAGTGGGTTAGTATGGACGAAGAACAGAGATGCTACTGACAACCATCAATTATATGATAGTTCACGAGGTAAACAATTAGTTTTAACATCAAATGCCACTTCTGCTGAAGCAACAGTTACTGATGGATTGCAAAAGTTTTTAAAAGGTGGGCAATCAATTGAAGATAGTGATGCAATTAATACAGCTAGTGAATCTTTTGTAAGTTGGAACTGGGTGGCAAATGGGGGAACTACTGCAAGTAATTCTGATGGTTCACTTCCCTCAACTGTTCAAGCTAATACAACTGCTGGATTTAGTATTATACGATATGAGGGTTCGGGTACTGGAAGTTCTGTTGCTGGTACTGTCGGTCATGGATTAGGACAAAAACCCGATTGTATTATTGTTAAATCCGAAACCCATGCCCATGAATGGACTGTTTATCATGCAGGAATAAGTGACCCATCAGATAAAGTTTTATATTTAAATGCTACTAATGCTGAAACAGATTGGCCATACTTTGGAGATACAGATCCAACTTCTTCTGTATTTACTGTAAGCTCAGATTTACAAACTGGCAGAGTAAATTATGATTATGTTGCGTACTGCTGGACAGAAATTGATGGTTACTCAAAATTTGGAAAATATGTAGGAAACGGAAATGCAGATGGTACATTTATATACACAGGATTTAAGCCAGCTTTTTTAATGATTAAGTCATCTTCACACGCAGTATCTTGGTATATGTTTGACAATAAAAGAAATCCATCAAATCCTGCTGGTAAAAGACTTGTAGCTGATGGTACTTATGTAGAAGATGCTGGAACAACAGAAGCATTTGATTTTTTAAGCAATGGTTTTAAATTAAGAAATACATCTACTGGTACAAATGGAAGTGGATATACTTATATATATATGGCATTTGCTGAACACCCATTTGTAGGTGATGGCACGAATCCAGTTACTGCACGATAGGGTTGTATATATGAAGCAAATAATTAATAATAGAAACATACAAAAAGGAGTATTATGTCTTGGGCAATAGTAAAAAATAATCAGGTTATTGAAACTTTTAATGGTGCAAAGGCTTTAACTATTAATAGTATACAATACCCAAGTAATATTTTTAGTCTTTGGTCAAAAGCCGATCTTAAAAATATAGGTATTTATCCAATACAGATTACAAGTACAATAGACGAAAAGACTCACTATGGTACTGGGGGTGCTACATACACTATTAACACAGACTATGTAGCCGTTCATTATAGTAAAAAACCACATAATGTAGCAGATTTAAAAACACGTTTAGTTAAAGAAGTTAATCATCATGCTAACAGTATTTTATCACAAACAGATTGGATGACAGTTCGTCAACTTGAAGCTGGTGTAACTATAGCCGATGATTGGAAAACGTGGAGAGCTAGTGTAAGAACACAGGCTAAAGCTATGAAGACAGCTATTAATGCGGTAACAACTATTACAGATGTTCCAGGATTATATGTGACTTATGCATCAGCCAGTGATGGTACAATGACTTCAGTTTCAAGTGGTCATCTATGGCACTGGCCGGCAAATCCAGATGAGGCTTAAAGAAAGGTGGGAAAAATAAATGTCCACCGATACAATTCTATTTGACGTAAATTTCAGACCGGGGATAGATAGAGAGTCAACATTATATGCATCCAAAGGTGGATGGTATAATGGTGATAAGGTACGATTTCGTGCTGGTAAACCAGAAAACATTAGGGGTTATGAAAAGAAAGTCCCAACTTCTTTTATAGGAACAGCTCGGTCATCTCATTCATTTGCTAGTAACGAAGGATTAAAGTACCATTCGTTTGGTACACAAAGTCATATGTATGTTTATGCTGGTGGTGTTAATGCCGACATCACACCTTTCCGATCATCCATTACATCATCGGTTACCTATTCAACTAAAGTATCAGCTACTCGAATTCTTGTATCAGCTACCAGTCATGGTGCTAATGCTGATGATTATTTTATATTAGTATCATCAGCAACTGTAGGTGGTAATCATCGATTTTTAAATAGTAAATTTCAAATTGTATCAGCAACTCCTAATTCATTTACATTTAATACAACCGTTGCATCCTCGGCAACAACAACTATTACCACTCGTTCAAAGTTTCAATTCTATATTCACACAGGTGGTAGTCAAAATGTAACAGAATTAGGATATGGTATTGGTGTATATAATGCGGGGACATCTATATCAGGAGCTAGGACTTGGAATAGTCCAGCTAGTATTACCAGTTCCGAAGCAACCGAACCTTTACGACAATGGTCATTAGATGATTTTGGTGAAGACTTATTAATCAACCCAGTCGGTGGTCGTATTTATGTATGGGACGAATCAGCGGGAACAGGCAAACGAGCTACATTAGTTACAAGCTCTCCAAGTATTACAAACCATATGTTTGTATCGCAACAAGATCGTCACGTTATTAGTTTAGGAACTAACGGAGTTAATGGGACATTCGATCCTATGTTAGTTAGATGGTCAGACCAGAATGACTATAACAACTGGAGTGTAAATGTTAGTAGTACATCTGGGGAGAACCAATTAGGTGATGGTAGTAAATTAATTACGGGACTGAACACTCGTAACCAGTCTATGATCTGGACAGACAACGCAGTTCATGCAATGGAGTTTGTTGGTCCACCATTTATATTTAACTTTAGACAGTTGGGTTCTAACTGTGGTATTGCTGGTCAACATGCGGCAATTGAAATGGACGGTCGAGTATTCTGGATGGGTACAAAAGATTTCTTTGTTTATGATGGTGCTGTTAAAGCCTTACCGTGTTCTGTTCGTAGATATGTTTATGACAACTTTAACTTTTCTGAAAGCAATAAAGTTTATGCTGGTACTAACCAAGAGTTTAGAGAAGTAACATGGATCTATCCATCTAGTAGTTCATCAGAGTGTGATAAATATGTAAGCTATAATCCAGTGGAAAACTATTGGACATTTGGTACAACACATTTTACAACATGGCAAGATAAAGCTATCTTTGATACAATATTAACGACTGGTCAAATAACCAGTACAACAAATTATTTATATGATAATGAACCAGAGGGAATCTATACTGCCGATGGTCAAAAACAAGAATCCTTTATTGAGTCGTCTGAATTTGACACGACACCTCCAGCTTATGGACCAGGAGATAACATAATGTACTTGGATAGAATCGTTCCAGACTTTACAATAAATAGTGGTGGTAGAGTTACTTTAAAGTTAAAGACTAAAAACTTTCCAAATGGCTCCGTCACTGAGAAAGGTCCTTTTAATGTTACGAGTAATACTCAGTATATTCGTACACGTGCTCGTAGTCGTCAGGCTATTATTCGTATTTCTACTTCAACGGCAGAAACGAATTGGAGATTAGGATCATTTAGAATGGACGTAATGCGAGATGGTAAAAGGTAACAATGGCAGATTATCCTAGATTTCCAAAGATAAAACCAAGTATGGAGAATAGTGATAGCACATTCCAAACTGGGGATCCACCAATGAGTGGGTACGGTCCTGCTGGACCAGCTCCAACAGCAACTGTATCTTATCTTACTGCGGGTGCAGCTAATGTGGCTGCACAAGATGGTCTTGATCAAATAGAACAGTGGGCTGATTCGTTAAATGATAAACTATCAGCTGACCAAGTACAGATTCGTAACAGTGTTAAACAAGATCAGTTCGGATCCATTAGTATTCGTGGTAGAATTAGATTAAATAGTAATAATACAAATCCAGATACAGCCGAGGCTACTCCTGTAACTGGACAAATAAGATTTAACACCGGTACCAATAAGTTTCAAGGCTATGATGGTACAGGTTGGAGGGACTTTCACTAATGTTTGGAAGTATAGGTGGTTTTTTTAGAGATATAGTTGCGCCAGTCGCACTAGCCTTTATTCCAGGAGCAGGTCCTTATTTATCTGCCGCTTATGCTGGTATTAATACCGGTATTAAAACTGGTAGTCCACTAGCTGGTCTTGGCTCGGCTGGTTTAAGTTTAGGATTGTCAAGTGCATTTAAAGGACTTACGGCAGGTAAAGAAGCTTCGTCAAGTATGGCACGTGTTATTCAAGAAGGAGCAGGACCAACTGCTTACAGTGGTATAGGTTCAGGGGTTGGTGATGCTGCATTAAATATAGCTAATCCTATGTCTCAAACGGCTTCATCTGCTTCAACGATATTTTCACAAAGTGTTCCAGGTGGTGCAGCGGCCATACCTAATACGGCATGGACAGCTGCTCCAACATCCTTTTTCGATAAAATTGGGACAGGATTTTCAAATTTAAATCCTTTTTCTGAAACTGCAACATTAGTTGGAGGCTTACCAGAAGGTGGAATAAGAGATGCTATTCCAGATTTTCTAGGTCGACAATCACCGGGAACTATAGCTTTGGGTGGACTTGCTTTAAAAACTATGGCAACACCTCCACCAGCACCAGCTCCGTTTGCTCCAATGCAAGGACCACCGGCTAGAGACTTTAGTAAATATAGTTATAAAGGACCACTGAATCGTGGTGCTTATACTTATGCTGATCCAGAAGACATTGCTTATGGTCGAGTAAATCCAGATACCTATGGTTATCTCGGCGCTAAAGAAGGTGGAACTATTAATCTTGCAGATGGTGGTGGAGTGATGATGCAAAAAGGTCCATACAACCCAGCTGTTGAAAAAACTAAAGGTACATTCCGTCCAACAGGATCTATGGTATCTCCACAGATGGGTCCCACTATATCCAAGATTGCTCAGACCCAACCAATGATGTCGGTTGATAAAGGAAGGTTGGCAGGTCTAGCTCAACCAGTAGCTCCTACCGTCCCAACTAATCTACCAATACAAGCACCAACACCACAACCAACAGCTCCTATGCCTATGCCACAACCCAACCAACAACAGGATGCATCCAAACAGGCAATGGAATTAATTAATAGATTACCTAAGAAAGATTTAAATGTTGATCTAGGACAAGTTGCTAGTGCATTAGGTTTTTCATTTAATGAAGGAGGTACGGTTCCGAGTCCAGAAGATCTTCCAGAAAAAGAATTTGCGAGTGTGGGTATATATAGAAAACCAACTGAGTATGAAGCTAAAGAAATGGCGAGTGGTGGAGAAGTCCCAGGAATGGCTAAACAAGCTTCAGCAGGAATCACTGGTCAAAGTTCTAATATAGATGCTAGTGTATATTCCACTAGACCAACCAAACTAAGTGAACAAGCATTCGTCGATGGCTTTTTAAGCATTATGCCAAACAATATTTTGGGTAACACTGTTCGTGAGCTGGGTCTTGGTGCAGATGTTGGTAAACAAATGTACCAACAATATAAAAATTATGATCAACCTAAAAAAGAAATGGCTGAAGGTGGAGAAGTAAACTCCAACCAAACATTACAAGAGAATGCATTCGTTATACCAGCAGATGTCGTGGGTCACATAGGTGACGGTTCATCTGATGCTGGTGCACAAAGATTACAATCATTTTTGGGTATGAACCCGCAACGTTATCAAGCGGGTGGGATTATGGCGGGTCAACTGAATGGACCAGGTGGTGGTATGGATGACCTAATCCAAACTAGCATTGAAGGTAAGAGAGCCGCGGCAGTAAGCCCAGAAGAATTTGTAGTACCAAGAGATATAGTTGCAGAAATTGGTAGAGGTAGTTATGATAAAGGATCAAATAAATTATATGCCCTTATGCGTAATGTTCGCCAAACAAAAACAGGAACGACAAAACAACCAGCTGAACTAACAAGAGGTCTCGGCCAATTGATGAGAACGGCGGTTGCTTAAAGTAGAAGAGGTGAGGACGTTTAATGATATTGATGAATTATTTGAATTATTTCCAGTTGAGTTAGATCGAATCCCTTATGATGGGAAGTACACAACGGAAATAGTTAAAGATCATATTGAAAGAGGGTTATTAGGTTTGTTAAGAATTACATACAATGATAAAATACTTGCAGGTTATGTGATAAGAATTAATACATATCCAACAACAAAGAAATTGTTGGAAATCTTGTTTGTCTTCGGACGGAATTTAAATTTCCGTATTGGCAAACAAATATTTAAGAAGCTAGAAGAGATGGCTAGACAATTAAAGTTGGATGGTATTGAACTAACCGGTCGAATGCAATGGAATAGAATATCCGATAAGCTTGGGTTCGACCAGAAACAATTTATACAGAGAACAAAATGGCTGACTTATTAAAACGATTACAAATTTCTGAACAACAATACGGTGTCGGAATGGAGGACAATCCATTCCAAGATGCATCTCCTGATGAGTGTATGAATGTATGCTTTGGTGGTAGTGGTGGTGGTGGCTCACCTCCTCCCCCTCCTCCTCAGACAATGCACCAACAAACAAGTAATATACCAGAATATTTTCAGCCATATCTAGAAAGATTATTTGACAGAGGCGAAGCTATTACAACAGAACCATTTCAAAGATATGAGGGTCAACGATTAGCCGAAGTAAGTCCACAACAACAAGCTGCATATCAAGGTGTGGAAGACATGGTGGGTGGTTATAAACCGTATATAGGAACTGCCGATGTACTGACCGCTCAAGCCTCACAACAATCAACGGACCCAACAGCCGTTGCTTCACGTATGAGTCCATATCAACAGTCCGTAATTGATATACAAAAAAGAGAAGCATTACGAGATGCTAATAAACTCCAACAACAAATTGGTACTGCTGCGACGGGTGCGGGTTCTTATGGTGGATCACGTCAAGCTTTACAAGAAACAGAATTAGCCAGACAAACTGGTCAAAGGTTAGCCGATATCCAAGCCGTAGGTTCACAACAAGCCTACCAACAAGCAATGAATCAATTGTCTGCCGACAGAGCAGCATCACTAGCGGCGGGTCAACAGTTTGCAGGTCTTGGTGCTCAACAACAACAACTTGGTCTAGCTGGTTTAGGTGCATTAGAAACTGTAGGAGGATCACAACAAGCTCAAAAACAAAAAGCACTAGACATTGGGTATGAAGATTTTGCAAGAGAGACAACCTACCCACAACAACAAGTACAAGAAATGTCATCCTTGCTTCGTGGTTTTAATTTACCAGTATCAACCTATACGACATCTCAAACACAACAAACTCCACCAACATTTGGACAACAGGCAGCTGGTCTTGGTCTGGGCGCACTAGGTATTTACGGTGCGGGTAAAGGTGTAGGACTATTTAACCAAGGTGGTAAGGTAGAAACTTTTGATAATGGCGGAGATACTGGTAGTTCTATTTCAGACTTTTTAGAAAGATATGGAACCCCGGCAAACATCGCAACAGGAATTGCAGCAGCCGCTCCTTTTCTATATGGAGTTGGTAGAAAAATTGCTACTCCCTATAAATTGATTAAGGATCAAGTAGAATTGCAAAAAAGAATGCAAGGGATGACAAAGGGAGAGAAAAAGCTTTATCTTGAAAAAGTGATTAAAGGTCGAAAAGAAAAAACGGCAGACCTAAACCGTAGCATTGAGGAAAAAGGAAGTTCCATAGTAGAAGGAGCGCGGGACGCTTTCAGAAGTTTAAAAGATTATAATCCCGTAACAACTGGAGCTAGATATATAAGAGATAAGTTTGGTGGTGTATCACGTAATTTAAAAGATGATGTAATTGAACCTATTCCTGGAGGTGGTACTAAAGGACAGACGACTCCGACTCGGACGGGTCGAGAACTTGTAGTTAGAAAAGATACATTCCCTTCAACAGGTAAAAATGTGTCAACAGAAGTTATCAAAGATCTTAAAGGACCGGGTGTTTTAGGAACTATAGCTAGAACCGATCCGTCTGAAGATATGTTTTTACAGAATATAAATCTTCTGAATAAAGATCAAGATCAAGTAGGGGATGTTCAAAACAGAGTACCTCCACCACCACCGGGTGACGACAATGACGATAAAAAAGACACAAGCACTCTAGATAAAATAAAAGCAATGTTGGAAGGTGATGAAGATAAGTTTGATATGTCTGGTATAAATCTGGGTGTTGCAGGATTACAAGCGCTCGTTGAAGGTGAAAATATTAGAACTGGTCGTATACCTGTTGACCAAATGGGATCTAAGATTGGCGAAGTGGGTCAATCATTTGCGGCTGTTGATAAAGCAAAAAGAGAAGTGTTTAAAGACAAGCTTGCTAACTTAGCTTTACTTGCTGGTCTTGAACAGACAGAGGCAAATTCAAAAGCCAAAGCTGAAGAGGTAAGATGGAATCAAATATTTAAAGGAACTAAATTAAATATGGAACAACAAACTAAAATATTTGAAGCCGTGTTGGGTGAACACGGATGGACGGGAGATAGATCAACTGAACAAATTATGGACATGGTAAACCAATATTCAACGGCATTATATGGAACGCAACCTAAAAACACAAATGAAGAAGTAATTGGTGAAAGCAAAACAGAGATACCACTTTCACGTAAGTTTATTAAAGTTGAAGATGGTCAGCTGACAGAAGTCCAGGAATAGTCAATGGCACAGATAATAAGTTATGGTGGTTATGGTGACTTAGAATTTAGTGACAAAGCTTCTGATGCACAAATTAAAGATTACGTCGACCGAAACTACAAAGCAATTGAGAATCGTTTTAATGTTCCCCACTCTGACCCTGCAGGGTTAGTCTCGCCTATACTTCCCGATGCTCTTGAACGTGGTGTTCTGAATGCCAAGAAAGCTTTTAATGTTGTGCAATTTAATTTAGGGTTAAACACTTTAGATGATGCGCTCTACGACATTCGTCGTTATGATGAACGAGCTAAACAGATTCCCATGGATAAAAGGGATAAGGAAACCTTAACAAAGGTTGTCAAGTCTAAAAGTCTTGGAGGTGCTTTATCTGCTTTAGGTGAGAATCCAATGGTGATTTTTCCAGTTCTTGGAGAATCGATTGGACAATACTTACCAACCATAGCCTTGGGTGCGGCTCCTCCTTTACTCTTAGCACGAGGTTTGGCTGGATCATTACTTGCGGCGGGTGGTACAGGTTTAGGTAGTGGGTTAACGGAATATGGTGGATCCGTTATTGATGCTTTAGCAGAGGCTGGGGTTAATACAGACGATGGAATGGAAATGGCACAAGCCTTGGCTGATCCAGTTAAAATGAAAAAAGCAAAACAGTATGCATTAGATAGAGGAGTACCAATCGGTGTCTTTGATGCTGCTTCGTTTGGTATGGCTGGTATATTAACCAAAGCTATCAGAGATTCTGGTCGTAAAATATTAGGCAGTCAGTTAGCAACTACCCTTGGTGCCAGTGGTGCTGAGATTGCTCAAGCGGGTTCATTAGGAGCAATGGGAGAATATGTTGCACAGATATCAGCCGACGGTAGAGTAACATCGCCTGGATCTATACTTCTTGAAACTATCGCCGAAGGCCCATTGGGAATTGTTGAGGCTGGTATTAATTTAAGAAATGAATATAAAGCCGAACCAGACATAAACCCAGAAGTTGATGACGGTCAACCTATAACACAACCTAAAATTCTTAGCTTACCTTCCCCAACGAAAACATCTTCCCCAACGGAAACAGTTACGGTCTCAAAACAAAGATTAATATTAAATAATCTTCAAGACCAATTAAAGAAAGCTAAAACAAAAAAGGAAAGGGGAAACATAACAAAGCAAATAACAGATGCGAAAAAATTATTCACACAACAAAGAGAAGCTACGTTAGATTTGATACGAGGAAAATTATCTTCTTATCTTATAACTGCATCAAAACAAAGTACTGCCGATGGGATCGGTAATGATTTAGTAGATCCTAAAAAAATAAGAGAGAAAGCTCTTACTCCTTATGAAAGACAATTCCTTATTGATATGGACGAGCGGTCTAAAAAAAAGTTTGAAAAAGATTTAGATAAAGATCCGTTTGGAAAAACCAAAAAACAACTTACGGCAACGGAATTTGAAGCAGAGATATATAAAGATTTATTTGACAAACGGATTCTCAATGTTGAATCAACAGTAAACGATAGGGGAGAAACTGTTGCTAATTATTTTACCTTTTCACCTTTTGATATTGAGTCTTTAAAAAAAGCCGAAGCTGAACAGGAAATAGAAAATAAGAAGAAGCCTATAATACGTAAGTTAAAACCATCTAAACTAAAGTGGCCATTTAATTTTGAAAAATTAAAGCTTAAACTAGGAACAAGAACAGCAACGGTTGCAGGTATAACGGCTTCAAGTCCGACAGAGTTTAATTTAAAGTATAAAGAAAAGTATGGACGAAACCCTGATATACAGTCTGAGCTTATGGTGTTTAATCGTAAACTTAATTCAACCCCACAATACATACTAGATGAACAGGCTGAAAGTTCTCAAATAGAACTGAGCCCAACACTAGATGTTACAAATAAAGGTTTGATACAAGACTTAGCTAAGTCATTTAATTTATTTAAACGAAAAGCTAAAAGAGGTAAGTCATCAGCTTTTTTAGGAGAAGGAGAGTTTAGGGCTTTAGATACTATTACTAAATTAACTAATGAAGATGAAAGATCTCCTGGACTTATACAATTTTTACGTGGCAGTCTGGCACAAAAGATAGGTCAACGAGTTCCTACAAAAATCATACAAGATCAAAACGGAGATGTACAAGGACAAGTTCAGAAACTTGCTTTAAGTGGTAGAAGTTTTTTAGATGTAGGCACGGGACAACCACGAGGGATACCTGGTCCAGGGTCTGTGTTTGTTGCTGTTGATATAGGTAATCCAGATAATAACAGAATATTTATGACAGAAAAAGAAGCTGCGACTCATCTAGATAAATCATTAAAGAAAAGAAAAGTAAATATTAATAAAGTTAAAACTAATCTTGTACCAAACTTGCCTCAAGAAAACTTTTTAAAAAATATTAGAGACGAACTTAATAGAATAGCACAAGACAGGCCAGATATATTAAACCAAGCAAACGATGATTTTGTAGAAATGAATAATGATGAACAATTACGTATTATAGAATCAGAATTTTTAGATGATGCAAAGTTAATTAAGATACAAGATCTTATTGCTAGAGGTAGAAAAGGAGATACAGTGTCTGGCTTTTCTAGAAACTTAGATCCTGATGCAGTTACATTAAATTTAACTGACGATGCAAGGGATACAAATCTTCTTCGAGCTGCTGGTGTGAGTATGCATACTGAAGTAAACAAAGCTGACTACGAAATAGAACAGATTGATCAAGAGCCTACACCTACCTACACAGCAAAAGAAAAAAGGGAACAAGACGGCTTTATACGAAAAGCAATCGATACAATGAAATCATTTATAGGAGACAAGTTTTTAAATTTATTAGTACCGTGGGTTAACAGTGCCTACCATCTTGCACAGAAGAGCAAACCAATTGCAAGGATAGTTAAAGTACTTGAACAAAGATCATCACTCCGTCAAAAAATACTAGAACAACTTCAAAGGATTGTCGGTGAAAAATTTAACAACCTAGACGATGCTCAAGTGGCTGAAGTATTTAAGGTGGCTATGTTTGCACGAGCAGCTCAATTACAAATCAATACAGATAGTGAGTTTAGAGTTTCAGATAATGAAATATATATTCCGCCTTCGGTATTACAAAGTGATCGACTAGGTGTTGGAGGTAAACCCCTTAAAGATATTGTTATTCCTATGTTAAATGGAACGGTACCTCCAGAAGGTTTAAGATTAACTGGTGATGAGGTTGTGGCTTATGATGCTCTACTTCAGATGGGTCAGTTTGAAAGAGACTTAATGGTTCAAGATACCTTAGAAGATTTAATGACTAATCTACAAGATGTTGGTCTGGTTATAAATAGTGATACAACTAATCTTAAATCGGGTGCGGCTATTCAATCGTTAGTAGATACCCTAAAAGGAAAATATTTTGAAACAGATGAAAACGGAAAAATAAAAAGGAATAAAGATAAGACTCCTATATTAAGTGTTGACTCAATATCAGAATTCGATGGAATAATTTTAGATAGAACTTTAAAAAGATTAGAAGCTATCGCAAAAAACTATGACTCTACCTATGTTCCACTAAGTCGAAACGGTGATAAGTTTGTTTCTGTAACGGAAAATACAATTGGAACCAATCCGGATGGAGAACCAAAGGATGTGAAAAGAACTATATATTGGATGGCATTTGAGACACAGACTGGGAAAAATATATTTGAAATGAATAAAGCAAAAACTTTAGATAGAGAACTTAAAGAAAGATTTTCACCAAAAGAAACAATTGTTAATGCAGACGGTAAACGAATTCCAAGATATGTTTTTAGTGGAGTCCGAAATAATACATACGATTCAATGAAAGAATTTTTACCAAATGATTTTGCTAGTTCATTAGATACATTCTTACAACTTATGCCTACGGACAGTATACCAGGTAGAGAAGAACTTTTACAGAAGGCTAATCAGTTAGAGGGAGCAAAGTTATTACCTTCATTTCTTTCACAATCGTATATGATACCAGGCTTTGATTTTGAAAATTCCAGAGAAGCTCTTGGTAGACATATTAACTCCTTTGCTACTTGGAACGCAGGTTTTAAATTTGACAGTCGTTTAAAAAAAGTATTGACCGAGGGAGATTTCAATGAGATGGAGGCTAAGTACCGAGATGAATTAGTTAATTACTTAAACCGAGATCCATATGAGTGGCAGCAGTTTAGACAGATTGCTTTTATGTATTATCTAACAGACATTAGTGCTTCTGTTATGAACCTTTTCCAAAGCATACCGGCTGGTGTACATATTGGTGCTTATAGTGGAATGAGGAAAGCCGCTAAAGGACAGGTAAAAACAATGGCTAATCTTCGTAAAGCTTTAAAACCAAATTTAAAAACAGATAACCAATTTGATTATGAAAAACTTAAAAAAATGTATGGCTCAACCATTCCATTGTTTAATGATCCCGATCAATTGATTGGAACCGTCGTAGCACCAAGTCGTGCTAACGAATACTTAGCTAATGAAACTAGTGGTCTAATGAGAAACACTCGGAATGTTTTAGGAACTAAAGGTTTTTCAAATAAGATAGAAAAGTCTACTAGACTTACAGGATTATTATTTACAACAACAGAGGCAGCAAACAGATTATCAACATACATTAATAGCTTTGAGCAGACAGCCGACTTTGATACATTAAGAAGAGGAATAGAATGGAATCTAGAATCAAAACTATTCCAAGATAAACTTCGTACGGATTATAATTTAGATCCAGACACTATCTTAAATAACTTTGAACAATTCAGAAACGATAAAGATATGAGGAATAGATTAGGTCATCTAATTGCCGAGACCGCTGTTGCTGAAACACAGTTTATGTATGGTCGTCATGTTAAACCAAGAATTAGTAGAGGAGCAGGTGCTGTGTTCTTCCAGTTTACTGAGTATCCAACTATGATGTTAGAATTTTTAAAGAGATTATATGATAGACCAGGTGGTAAGAAAGCTTTTGCCACATATGTAGGGGCTTTACTGTTAACATCTGGTTTTATGGGTCTTCCTTTTGTAACAGACTTATCAGAAATTTATGAGTTGATCACTAAGAAGAATGCTAAAAAAGAATTATACGAAGTTTTAGGCGAAGCTACAAATCCAAAGATAGCCGAGGCTTTAATGCTTGGTTTATCTCGGTCACTTACTGGAACATCTATAGGTCCGAGAGTTGGTCTGGGTACCCATCCTATCACTGGTGCGGCTATCGATTTGTTTGGTGGTCATGGGGGTGCAACTCGTTTAAATATTCCTATTGCTGGTGTGGTACGACAACTCAAGGATGCAAGGTCCTATGCTCAAGAAGATGACTATGCTCTTGCTATTGCTTCCGCTCTCCCAAAGGTTTTAGGTGCACCTATTAAAGCAATATATCAAGGAAGAGATGGAATAAGAACAAGGTCTGGTGAGAAGGTTATGTTACCAGAAAATGTAGATACTTGGGATCAGGTTGTTGGTGCTCTTGGTTTCACTTCCGCAGATATTGCTAGAGAACGTGAGGCTATCTGGATGGCTAAGAGTTTAAAGAATGCCAGTGCTCCAATTCAAAGAAGATTTATGAGAAGAATTCAAAAACACCAAGGGGCACTGGCTAGAGCAATAAAAGATAATGATGAAGAAAAAATAAAGAATGCTAGAGCTAGATTGTCAGATGTTTACTTTGATATTCAAGAATACAATAGGGAGGCTATAGACGAGGGCGAATCATATCGTGTAATAAGACCAAATAAATCAACGGTACAAGGCAATTTGCGAAACGAACTCATGGGTATCCCAGAAACTGTATCTACCTTACCAAAAATAACAAGACCAGAGGCACAGAGAGTACTAAGAATAGTTCCTCGTGGTATTGACAATCCTTAACGAACAGTATACTTTTTAATTATGAAAGATGTCCACGTGGCGATCGGTTGGGACTCCAGAGAAATAGAAGCATATCAAGTATGTGAACACTCACTTGTTAGACGTTCATCCATACCCGTAGCTGTCACTCCTTTAATGCATAATGCTTTAAGAGAATTTAAATTGTTTGATAGAGAGTGGCGCATTGATAAGAACGGACAACACTGGGATGTACTAGACAATGCTCCCTTCTCTACGGAATTCAGCCACACTCGTTTTCTTGTACCAGAGTTGGCAAGACGCAACAAAGTTAAAGGGTGGGTTATCTTTTGTGATTGTGACTTCTTATGGTTAGATGATATAAAAAATTTACTTGATGAACTGGATGATAGCTATCCTGTTATGACAGTTAAATTTAACTATACTCCAGAAGACGATATAAAAATGGACAACAAAATCCAAACAAAATATAACTGTAAGTTATGGTCATCTCTTATAGCATTCAACATGGACCATAAGGCAAATAAAAAATTAACACATTATGAAGTTAACAATATGAAAGGTCTTGACCTCCATCAGTTTGCGTGGTTGTCACAAGGACCCAATAGTGTAGGAGAAATAAACCCAAGATGGAATTATGTTCCGGGTATAATGGGAGAGAATACCCCATTGACCCCATCAGCTGTTCACTTTTCTTTAGGTGGACCGTGGATGAACGGATATACCGACTGTGAGTTTTCAGACAAATGGTTTGCTGAAAAAGCTCATATGGATTATCAACATGGATCAACATTGAAGGATATGAAATGCCTACATTATCACTTGTAACTTCTTTCCGTGGCGATCATTGGAATCTTTATGCTAAAGATTGTATCGAAAGTTTTATTAAGCACTGGCCAAAGGATGTTAAACTATATGCTTATTATAATGACTGGCCAGAACGAGGTCTTCAAAGTTATGACTCTGATAGGGTAGAGTTTGTTGATCTAATGACACAGTCATCTGAACTGTGTGAGTTCTTTAAGAAACATAAAGATAATCCAAATGATAAACCAAACTGGAGAACAGATGTTAAACGGTGGGCTTATAAAGTTTATACCGAGTATGATTTCTTTGTTAAGAATTCTCCTAAGTGTGACGTGGGTATATGGATCGATGCCGACACCGTTACCTATAATAAAATAACACATAAAGATTTAGAAAAGTGGCTACCAAAAGATAAAGACATAGCCGTTCTTGGAAGAGAAGCCGTTAACTACATTGAAGCTGGGTTTGTTGCTATGCGAATGACGGATTTAAACAAGGCATTGTTCTCTGATATGTTCGGTGTCTGGAACTCTGGTGAGATATACAACTACCGTGAATGGCATGATGCATTTGTCTTCACAAGGATTATGAATCTACACCAAGCACATGGTTTACAGGTTCATAACTTATCTCCTCATTGTGCCGACCTTAATGCATTCGAAGCTTCGCCTTTAGTTAGGCATATGTATCACAACAAAGGTCTATTAAAATTTAAACAACAAGAAGCAAAGAATGAAAAGGTTAATACGAATGTACAGTATCAGAAAAAGAATAGTAATAAGAAACCAATTGTTGTAACTCCTCAAGACTGTATGCCAGTCGAGGATATACGAATGAATATTCTTACTAATACTAAACGAATTAATTCTACAATTAAAAGATGTGCTTGGAATACAGAAGAGATAGCTATTGTTTCTGCTGGTCCTTCATTAAAGAAACAGTTTAAAGAATTACAACAACTTCAGAACAGGAAAGTAAAAATCGTTTGTGTTAAGCATAGTCATAACACACTTCTTGAGAATGGTATAATGCCTTGGGCTTGTACTATATTAGACCCACGTCCTTTCAATGAGAAATCTACGCATGGTTTTGTACGAAAAGAATTATTAGCTGAGCCTCACCCAAGAATTAAATATTTTGTAGCAACAATGTCTAACCCAGATGTGGTTACACATTTACTAGACAAGAAGGCTACGGTTGTAGGATGGGATGCCTACTGTAATGCAATAGAAGGCTGGGACTTTTTCAAAAACAAGTTGCTTATAACTGGTGGTACATGTGCTGGTATGAGAACGATTGGTATGTTACATACTCTAGGATTTAGAACTATACATCTATATGGGTTTGACTCGTGTATCGAAGGTGAGCCTAAAAACAAAGAAGAGTTAGCCGATGATGGCCGTAAGAAATGGTTGAAGGTAACCGTTGGTGAAGATAATCAAACCTATTGGACTACTGGAGAACTGTTAGCTCAGGCTCAGGATTTTGAAAAGCTTATGCAAAGAGAAGAGGTTGACCTTGATATACATGTACATGGTGATGGGTTAGTGTCGGCTCTTTGGGACGATGGATTAAAAACAAAGAATAAAGATATAACATATAAGGAATTGTTCGATGACCTCCCGTAAAGTAATAGGTGTATTTGTTAACTCGTCGGTTCACCAACCACATCATAATTGTTTAACTGCATTTTGCCATGGTATCAGAGAGACCACTGACAATCTTGTGTTTCTTTCTAACTCAACTAAGTATATGGATTGTGATGTTGCAGTTATCTTTGGTTCGTGGAAAGACAGACATACTCAACACCATCTCTTAAAGAAAGATATAATTGACAACCATAAAGGTGAGTTGATTGTGGTAGAAACCCCACTGCTCGGTCGTACTATAACCGAAGACCATAAGTATTATAGGGTGGGCAAGAACCACTATATGAATACACTTGCTGACTTTAAAAATAATAAGAGTGGTAAAGAAAGATGGGGTATTATTCGTACGGATCTTAACATTGAGGTTAAGGACTGGAGAAAAGATGGGAAACATATCTTGTTTCTAATGCAACTACCCGGTGATGCAGCCACAGCTAACGTTGACATACTAGAATGGTTACAAAAAGAAATAGTCCAATGCAAAAAAATATCATCAAGACCTATTGTAGTTCGTATGCATCCGTTAATATCATCTTATGACCTTACCAAATTTGAAGAGTTTGTTAAAGAACAAGATGATGTTTCAATGGTATTCGGACATAAGAATCCTATTGAAAAAGATTTGGAAAACTGTTGGGCTACGGTCTGCTTCACAAGTGGAGGTGCTGTGGATAGTATCGTTGCTGGTGTCCCTGTCATTACACCTAGTCCTCTTAACTTTGCTTATCCAATATCATCCCATTCCATAGAAGAGATTGAGAAACCAAAGATGTGGGATAGAAATCAGTTGTTAAGTGACTTAGCTTATACACAGTGGACTGTAACTGAAATGGCACACGGATTACCATACAAACATTTAATGGGGGAAGATGACTGACGATAAAGACAAACAAAAAGATGTTGTTGTAAATTTATTTAAAGATAAAAGAGAAAAGGTTATGACAACTGCTGCGGCTAAGTCATTTCCACCTGAACATTTTAATAAATTAGTATTAGAAAATATAGAGACAACTAAGAAAGATGCCGAAGATTTTAAAGCGACAGGAATCATCAGTATCATTATGGATGATCAAGGTCCTATTGCTGATTACTTTGCTGGTAGTATAAATTTAAACTCGGCTTATGTTTTGATGGACCAACTAAAGAATGTTATATTAGATAAGATAGAACAATCTCAAGAAGGAAAAGAATAATGTTAACAGCACTTATTGGTCCAGTCACAGGTTTACTGGATAAGTTTATAGAAGATAAAGATCAGAAGAATAGATTAGCTCACGACATTGCAACAATGTCTGAGAAGCATGCGAATGCTTTGGCTAAAGAACAAGCTAAAGCTAACACCGAAGCAGCTAAACATCCAAGTATGTTTGTAGCTGGGGCAAGACCTGCAATTATGTGGGTATGTGCGATCGGTTTGTTTGTAAACTTTTTTATACTACCACTAATGACTTGGTTCACAGCCTTGTTTGCCCCAGAAATAAGTATGCCAAACTTTATAGACACTGGTGAACTTATCTCTCTAACAATAGCCTTACTCGGAATGGGTGGCTTACGTTCTTTTGAAAAATCAAAAGGGGTTGCAAGAGAGAATATGAAGAAGTAATATATAAAGATCAGTGGACTGCGGTCATCTAATGGCAACCAGCACTGTTTGTTTAACCATAACAAATGGAGTTGACTATGTGGTCTAAACCTATTATCACAGAAATAGCAGTCGGTCTTGAGATCAACAGCTATGCTTGTGCTGAAAAGTAATGTAATGGGGACAGTAGTCCCCGTTATTATTGGAGGTCTTATGTTATTAACTAAAAACTTTTTAAGATTTAAAAGAGATTTTATAATTAAAATTCCTAATCAAACTGGTAGAGTTTGGGATCTAGCTGAGAACAGATGGGGTTATCGAAGAGCACACTCCTAGTTCTTACCATTCTAATACCAACAGTGGTAAACAGTTGGAGTTATAAGTGGACTGGAAAAGGAAAGCTTTATGACCAACGGAATCAGTACCATGTTACCTGTAGATTAACTAAAGAAAAAAGAGTTGAACCTTTTCTTGGAGAAGATTCAGTCAAATGCTTTTATACCTGTTCCGATAAAGATAAAATGGTTGTAAATACACACAGTGATTTTGCATGTGAGAAACAAATACAAGCACCAAGGGGAGATCAAAGAAGTTGGAGGGACCGATTAAAATATTAAGACTACAAGATTGTAGTGGTAGAAGGTTCCCCCTTAAAAAAAGTAGTCGTTCACCTTATAGAAATCCAGTAATTTATTATGGCAAAAAGAATTAATCAAGTTGAATATTGTCCAAGAAAAAAAGTAAAGAGAAGATATAAAAAGAAAGGACGAACACATCAGAAGAAGTTAGGACCTAAGTCTCATTTAAGAAGTTGATCTCTAGGAGCTTACAGTTTCCAGTCCCACTCCTAGAAATCTTTTGACGACGTTGTTTCAATTAAAAGTATATATTATTTAGTAGCTTGGTCAAGTAGTTTGCGAGCTATATCTGATGATGACATAGTTTTTTTACCACCAATATTAAATAACATAGGTACATTATTTTCCAAACAATATTCTACCTCAGGTGTGGAGGTTGGTACTCGATCCCCACCGTTGGCGAATGTAAAAGAAACTCCAAGTTCTTTTAAACTATTAACTACGGTGTCATCATTATCTTTTGCTTTGATAACTTTAGAAACATACTGAGTTGAATTTATAATTTCATATCGTTCTTTGTAAGGTAACATTACAAATCCCTTTTTTCTTTTCAACCATTTGTCGGTATTTAATATTACCCATACTTTACCGAACCAATGTGCTTGCCTAAACATATTTACATGTCCAGAATGTAGAGGGTCAAAGCCCCCACTCACTACTATAATCATGACTTATCCTTATTATATCGTTTTCATCTAGTTTTTCACCCTCCCAAACCTCGAATATCCTTGTATGCCCATTAGAAGCTCGTACACAATGAACAGTATTTTTTGGGATATAAACTCTATGACCAGGTAGAAATGTCCACCAGTGGTCTCCTATGAGGGTCGTTGCTTCGCCATCGAGGATTTTCCAGTGCTCATTTCTATATTTATGGTACTGAACCGACATTGCCTTGCCTGGATACACATGTAATATCTTTGCTACCATCTTTGGTGTTTCTTTTAACACTCGATAAGTTCCCCAAGGTCTTGAAACTATCTTCATAATGTAAAAGCAAGGAAGGCAAAGAAAAAATAAACAGCTAATAACCCCATCATAAATTTTAATAATGTCCAAAGAAATTTATCCATCATTTAAAAGGTGGCCCCATAAACCAACACACTAAACTATGTCGCACTCCTTCGGTGACTGCTTTAATTCTATGAAGATAAAAAGATGGGAAGATAATCATATCTCCTTTATCTTTGAATCCTTCTATTGGTTCTATCTTACCATCCATATTTTTTATTTGTAGTATCCCTCCCTTATAATCTTCAAAGTTAGATAACTGTACAACCATAGATAACTTTCTTATTAATCCAGGATAAGGTCCATCAGATTCTGGTGGATAGATATCTCTGTGCCATTGATAGTGTTGTCCTTTTTTATACTCAGTAAACTGAGGGCACTGGAGTTGATTGATATCAAAACCATAATCCTTTTTATTTAAACCAGCAGCTACCTCACATAGTTTAGGAACAATCCAATGATCAAGAGGGAACCATCTTAACTTTGAGTTCCTATCTTTTTTTAAGTCGGCTTCCTTTTTCCACATAACACCTGCTAAATGTTCTGAATAGTTAGGTGATTCTTTTATTATATCATCACAGAATTTTTCAGGGACAGCTTTAGGTATCGTCACATATGTTTTATACATCTACGACCTCACATGAATTAGCTGTACATGCAAGAGTTTGGGAGGACTTAGTGTTATCATCTTGTTCATATTCAGTCAGTTCATTCCAATTAATTTTATTAGGTTGCTTTGACTTTAACTTATCATATGTTTCATTGTCAATGTTTTCATATGGTGCTTGTTGATAGACATGCCCAGAGTTCGGTAGAAAAGATACACCACTGAGATCATTAAAGTTATTCCAACACCAGTCAGCAACACCTAACCACTCATCTTCGTTAACGGATATCGTAATGCTTGGCTTATGTTCACACCAGTATTGTGCATAGATTAACCAATGTTCCAGTTGTTCAATTGCTGTCCGTTGATTACGAACAAGGCAACCGTTGGGCGCTCTCTCAACAAAAGAGAAAACACTGGTGGCTTCTGGCTTCATTACACAATCTTCAATTGGTATGTTTTGTTCTTGTAAAAATTTAGTTAATGGATCTTTCTTATCGCCTCTTACTCTACGAATGTAATAATCATTATGTCTTGCATGAATACCTGATGCCGCATTAACAAGTTGTGATACAGTTCCAGATGGTTTAACACAAGTGATAGCTGTCGATTGTGATATACCAAATGTCTTTGCCCAAGCTCTGTTGGTTTCAATGGCGGCTTTCTTCATAGTCGTAAGTAAAGAAGTTAATGCCTCTTGATTATAAATATTACCAGATAATATTTTATGATCCATTATTCCTGTAAGGGATACTCCAAGCAATCTTTCCTTTTCAGTTGTGTCTTTCCACTGCCGACGTAAGTACTTAAAGTTTGTCAAGGATGCCTGCATTGTCCCTAGTATTGTAGCCGCTTTAACCTTTTCAATAAGTTCTTCTTCGGTATCATTAGCTCTAACAACTACTTCGGATAGATTACAAAATTGGAATGGTCGTAAAATTATTTCTGAACATGGGTTGGTTCCAAACTCAAAGCCAGAGTCTCTTCTTTTATTTCGTGCTGCAACTTTCTTTGAAGCCTCTCTATTAAAGATACCTCGTTCACCACTGCCTGATTTATACAGTGCTAACCATTCTTCTATAAATGTACCGATGTTATCTGGTTTCGTTTCATATACCGCAGAGTTATTTGAGAGTGCTCGTTGTGATTCAACTCGATACCACTCACCAGATTTAGCATCTCTCATATCTCTATCATTAAGATCAGATAAACTAATCATAGCCGACCGTCTAACACCACCAACAACAACAATCTCACCTACCTTACATACTAGGTCGTGACATTCTAAAGAAGTTAGTTTTCTTCCCTTGGCTTTCTTAAAAGTTTCGACCGAGAAATTGAAGAGATCGACGAGCGGTGAAGGACCCGAAGCTCTTCCACCGAAAGTTTGAAGCCTAGCTCCTGCAGGGCGCACGTTGGATATATCCCACCTGGGTACTTGCCCGGCATACAATAACGTAATGATTTCCCGAAATGCTTTTGCCCAACCGAGCTTAGAATCTCGAACGACAACAACTGTTTCAGTGCTATGAAAAGCATCAGCAATAATAGGAAGTTGTTCGGTATATTTCTTTTCCACACTGAAGCCTACTCCTGTTCCACACATTAATATATATAGTATCTCATCGAATGCTTTAGGGTGATCTACTGGTACATATGAACAATTATACCCAGCTATGTTCTCTCTTTCCAAGGCTGGACCAGCAGTCATTAATGCTCTCATCGATGGCATAACATCTAGGTTTAATACTTTCTCTTCTAAATACTCACGAGTCTTTGGAGTTAATTTATATTTACAATTCTTATCTAGATGTTGTTCAAAGAAATCAAAGTACCTAGCAACTGTTTCGTGCCAGTCTTCTCTTCGTTTCTTTTCTGGTAACCACCTAGCATACCTAGATTTATGTATGAACTGTTGATACACAGTTGGTAATTCTTTATTCGTCGTCATTCGTTTGTCTCCCTTTCATTTTAAAAATATTACGTATATGTGTTAGAGTCATAAAGATGTTTAGTACCATCATAAAGTATAACCCTTCTTCGATTGTCCACCACCACCAGAATACTTGCGAACCGAGTCCGAATAGTGGAGCCTTGATGGTTCCATTGCCGTATAAATATACGGATATACAGGCTGTTGTTGCCGCAGTTATTTCAAGTAGTGGAAGTTCTGATACTATCATCTCTTCTCAATCAATTCAATAAGTCTATTTAAATACCATTGAGCTTTTTGTAAATCTTCTAGTTTCTTTCCTTTATAATTACAGCGCCAAGTGTATTTAAATATCTGACCACGTAGGTACCCCTCGTATTCTCTTGCATCTAAAGCAGCTTCGATTGCATCAATACATTCAATACCTTTATCATTATATTTATAATGAGGTGGATGATTAACTAAATCATTTTTCATTTTGTCTCCTCTCCTGTTCTCATATTAAGTAATACATTCAATCGTCTTCTTTGAAAGTTTGTATTAGTGGGTTCATTAATAAGTTTAGTAGCGAATGAACGAACTTGTTGGTAGTTAAGACCAGCAAGGTCGCACACATCCACAAACCAAGAGGCTGTAACACCAACGGTTTTACTAAACCATCGAACTGCTTCCTCTTTAATTTGTATGGATTCTTTAGATTTATTTTCATTATCATTACTGGCATCAAGAAGTCCTTGGTAGATAACGGCTCGAAACAATGCTCTTTCATTCTCTCCCTCTTTATTTGCCCCGGTGTCCATACCGAGTGAAGGGTCTAAAACTATTCGGCTTTGGTTTGGCTTTGACAAATAAGTTTGTTGTGTCAATTTCTTTTGGTCGCTCATCTATCCATTCCACAGGCACAAATCTTTCTGCCCATATAAAATTATTATTCGTAAGCCAATCACCATAAGTTGTTTTACTAGTTTTGTAAAGTTTGTTTTTACAATTCTGTAATAGAAACCTTATGTCTAAGTCTGGTCTTTGTTTCTTTATCAGTAAATGTTTGGCTCTATCTTCCCTTGTTAGTTGACCTTTCAGTTCAATTATAATTCCGTTAGACAATACTATATCTGGTGTGTAAGTTTTTCGTAGCTCAGGCACAACATATGGTATGACTAAGCTTTCATATTCAAACTGTACTTTATTGTCTTCCAATCTGGAACACACTGTCTTCTCAAAAATAGATCTATAATATCCTGTTTCTTTTTGTAGGCAACTCACGGAAGATCCTCTGAAACATTGGGTTCATTAACCACCTTGGTTAACCATCGAGGTCCTTTGCTATATATAAATTTCCTAAGTCCTATTCCATCGTTTGCATCGGACCAACAATCATTCTTATAAGAACAGTAAGAACAACCAACACTTAGTTTCATATTGCCTGATGCTCCGTCGGCTTCGGCATCATAACATCTAGGTGGTGGTGTCTGTTTATCTTTTAAAGCTTTTCTTAAATGTGCAATCCGTTCCTTTGCATTGGGCACATCTTCCTTATTAGGTTTACATAGAGCCAGTGCTCCACTTTGTTTATCGATAGCAAGGAAAGCAACCTTATCATTCTTGTTTGCCTCAGAGTATGCAGCGATCTGATGTAGATATCCAAAGGCATCTGTCTCTTTTGTTAAGTCATTCTCTCTAAATTTTCTAAATCCAAACTGTGATGCAGATTTTATATCGACTACCCATCCATCTATTATTGCATCTTGGTGCCCTACAACTCCATCAAGTTCTAAAGTTTTTTGTGCATCACTTACTGAATGACCAGCTGTTTTAGTTAGGAGTATTAATAAAGCCTCAAGCATATGACCATATAGAAATTTGATTCGTGCATGTGATGGCATGTGCTCCCGCAACTCTGATTTATATAACTCATACCACAGTTGTCGGTCTGGTTTGCCGAGGCTCGACATACGAATACCTCGGCTACCAGATTGTTTCTCTGTTAGAAACTGACGAAGAACATCTTTCATTGTAGTTGCAAACTCTTCTAAATCATTTTCAGTTGGAACTTTTTTGTTTCCTTCTTCAAACAAATTATAAATGTCTTTAACTAATGTGTTGATATCCTTCTTCATAAGCTACTAAAATGGGACCTCGTCGTTTAGTCCGTCGTCGTTTGCTTTACCGTTAGCACCTGGTGCCTGGTATCCAGACTCCTCACTAAGTTCTTCAAGGTTCTCGGAAGGACTATACTCTATTAGCTTAGTAACTTGAACGGCTTTCAAAGATGATCCAACACCTTTATTACCACCGACATCATAGTCATATGTATCAAACAATACATTAACCAATGATCCATTACCAATCAGAATGTCTGAACTAATAGGTTTCTTTTTCGCATCAACAACACGAGGTGAGGCATTCTTCGTACCATCTTTACGAGTATACTTCCTCTTGATAGTAACGAAATCATCCCTCTCATCTTGCTTGTTTTTAATACGAGGACCAAGACCTAAGTCTTGTAATTGTTTCTTAGTCTTTGCATCCACAGTTACATCAATAGAAAAGATACCTTGTTCGTTGTATTGATCGTAATGTGGTTGGTGGACTTTCGCCCAATAGGCTGTGCCTGATATTACTGGCATAAGTTTCTCCTTATTATAAAAGTTATTAAAAGTTATTAAAGTTTATGTCTCCTAATTTATTTCAAGAAACATTAGGACAGTATAGCATACTACCCTATGTGTCAACAGAGTTAGTGAGTCTCTTCCCAAGTAGTTCCGATTGAGTACTCACTATCTAGTGGACATCGTAAGTCAAATTGTTTTTCTACATGTTTCATTGCCTCCTTTGTTATGTTACCAAATTCTTCAGCATGAGATTTACGAACCTCAAACTGAACTTCATCATGGACGTTAGCCACTGGCTTGGCATCCAAGTTCTGCTTGGCGGCTTCATCAATTATATTTATAAGCCATTGCTTACATATAATTGCACCCGCTCCTTGAATAAGTGTATTCAAACTAGAGTGGATAGACCGTGCAAGTAGAATTCTTTTATCAAGTGCGACAAGTTGGTACTCGCCGTACTTACGTTTACGTTCTCGTAAGAATCTTATTAGTGTCTGGTTTAGTGTCTTCATTCCATTAACTTTATTTATAAATCGTTTACGACTTTCTAATCCAGCAACTGTATCTCCTCCAACTATCTGACCTAGCTTTGTATCACCAGCTCCATAGATAAATGCATAGACCCATGTCTTTGCCGTTGGTCTATCTTTAAGTCCGATAATCTTTTGGTTATAGGTATGGATGTCTCCGTCCACAACTTGTTCTGTAAACTTAGGGTTCCGTAAGTAATGGGCAAAACATCTAAGCTCCAACCCACTTGCATCGGATCCAACAAGACAATACTTATCTGGATCTGATACCGTCCAGAGTGAGCGACACTCCTTACCATATGGGGAATAACTTGCTGGAACCTGTGCCATATTAGGACCGTAATGACTCATACGAGAAGTCACACATCCTAATGTTATTACTCTTCCGTGTACCTTGCTATCATCTTTAACATTCTTTAACCACGATTTTATTTGGGATACTCTTTTCTCAAACAATAGGTACTTAGCAATTGTCTTTGCCTCTGGATAATCTAATCCTTTTAAAACTTGCTCATCAATAACTGGTAGTCCAGTGGGTGTGGTTTTAGTAGGCACCCATTGATATTTCTTTTGCAACCTCTCGGCTATTTGTTTTCTGGAACTAGGGTTAAACTCATCGACATGATCTTTCAATGCTCTACCTGTGGTCTTATGAAACCGTGGTGTATGTATTGTAGGAAAGATTGTTTGTAATTCTTTCTTTAAGTCTTCTGCTTTTGTTTTTAATTCTTCCAACAAATCATGTGCCTTATTTATATTAAGATGAAATCCATTATCTTCTTGTTGATCAATGATCCTTCTAACTCTATGCTCCATTCTCACACTTTCTTTACCGAACCTAGATATTTTTGGTGCGAGGTGTTGCATAAGTAATCGAGTAATGTGTACATCTTGTTGGCAATAGGTCACCATCTCCTCCGAAAATTCAGAGAAGTCTTTGAAGTCTATTTTATTTCCACTGTCTAATCTTTTACCCCAAGCTTTTAAACTATGGCCACCCTCTCTATGTGCATTGATCATCTGTGAAAGCAAGAGGGTATCAACAATATATTCAATGGGTATACGAATATGTAATAGTCTCTCCAACACTGGCGCATCAAAGCTTACACCATTGTGCATAATATATTTACGAAATTTACCGTTCTTAGCATAATACATATTATGCCATCCAATAAATTCTCTACACCCTTCTTCTTGACGGAAGTTTTTCATCATACCCGTTTCATAATCTTGTACACATATACAATGTATCTTGGTTGCATCAAGACTGTCTGTCTCTATGTCTAGGACTACTGTATTAAACTTGGAATCCATTGTTTACCTCCTGGAAATCATCGTTGTCTTTTTGTTTTGGGTTAGGTACTTCAGTTAAGCGACCACTATCCTTATGCCATTGTAACCAACAGCAAGGGCCAGTCTCTCCACTAAATCTATTCTTCAGAACACGAACAGTTGTTCTGTTTCTCTTGCTCTCTTCTTCTGCTTGTCCATTTCTTTCTAAGGAGAAACAAAAGTCAGAGAGTTGCGCAATACCATGTGATCCTCTGAGTTGTGATAGACTTACTATCGCACCCTCTTCGTGTCCACTATCGGAACTGGCTCGTCTGCTTAGATGAGACACCAACATCAGATGTATGTTCTGTTCCTGGACTAGTGTTCGTAGCCTTGTCATTATGCTATCGATTGCTCTTCTCTCATTCTCTGTAGTCATAGCCGATACAATCATAGTCAAGTGATCGAGTATAATAAACTTACAATCCAAACCACTAGCCAGATACTGTACCTTAGATATGATGTTATCTATATCGGTTGATCCAAAGTGATCCCACATTCTTATCTTGTTTGTACCAAGGGTAGCCTCCCAAGCTTGTCTCTTCTCTTCCATAGTAGACTCACAGAATGGTAGGTGTAATGGTTTGTTTGCATGTACCGACATAATACCTTTGGTTGTTCGTTCAATAGATTCCTCTAGAAATAAACAACCAACTGAATGATTACTGTTCTTGATTATATGATAGGCTAGTTCCCTCATTACACTAGACTTACCTATCCCAGACCCCGCAGTATAGGTACATAACTCTCCGAGTCTCATACCATAGGTCATAGTATTCATACCATCCCACGGATAAGGTATTGATTCGATTACCTTTTCATTAGCAATAAGATCCCAAGTATTCTCACCAAGTATGATACCCTCTGGTGTATAAGTTTGCGCAGCATAGTATCTATCCTTAAATTCTTTTTGTTTATCTTGCATAAGATAATCATTTGCATCTTTAAGATTAAGTTTAACTATGTGTACTTTCTTAGGTGGAAAAAGTTCAGCGACTCTTCTGCTTGCCTCACGACCAGGCTCGTCGTTATCAAAACATAAGTATATCTTCTCAAAACTATTTAGAAATTCGTATTGTTTCTTACAATCCGTAATGGCTCCAGCTGCACCAGTTCTAACACTAACAACTGGATAAGAATTTGGTGCAAACATTTCGAACACAGATAAGGCATCGATCTCTCCCTCACATATTGTTATTGTTTTTAAATTGTTAGAACTAAATAGGTGTTGTCCAAACAACAAAGCTTTACCGGTCTTACCCTCTACACTAAATGATTTATCGGTTACTCTTCTTACCTTCGTAGCGATATGATTACCCTCATCATTATAGTATGGGTAGTGGTGCTTATATAGATTAGGTTTATCACTGTTAGTTGTAGTCACTCCGAAGAACTCACAAGTCTTTCGGCTTATCTTTCTTTCGGTAATCGGTTGACTAATACCTAGTGGTATAACCTTCGGCGCCGAGCCTTGAAT